TCAAGGATCAGCTTGAACTGGAAGCTCTGTCTCGTGGGAGCGGGTCTCAACCGTACGGCTACGCCGGAGGCGGTCTGGTCGCATTTGACCTCGGTGGCAAGACAGAGGTAAAACCTTTGACCGCTGCTGACATTGAAGGTGCTGACCTTGAATATGCTATGGCGCAAGCTGCTAGCAGTGGAACAGCAACCCCTATTACAGATGAACAAATCCGCGATGCGGTTAGGAGAAATGGGGTTTTTTCGTATGTAGAATCTTTGATTGGTGATCGCCCTGGCTCACGTAATGTGAGCGGCCAAAGAGAATGGGACCGCCGCGCTGAAGAAATTAAACAGCGTTACGGGCAACTTGTGCGTGAGCAACAAGCTAATACAAACCCCACTGTACGTCCCGCTGCTCCTGCCGCTGCTCCTGCCGCTGCTACTGCCGCTGCCACCCCTGCCGCTGCTACTGCTGCTCCTGCCGCTACCGCTGCTCCTGCCGCTACCGCTGCCCCTGCCGCCGCTCCCGGTGCTGCTCGCCCTGGTGCTGCTCGCCCTGGTGCCGGTACTGGTGCTACCCGTACTCCTCCCCCGGATCCTATTGCTGCTGACATTGCGGCGTATCTTGCGCAAGGCCAAGAAGCTATTGGGAAGATGCAGGGGCGCGGCAAGGTGACCCCTGCGGAGATTGCGCTTCGTGAAGCCCTGCTGAAGGCGCAAGAAGCTGAACGCGAACCACGTGTGGAGTACAAAGAACCCGAAGGAATGACACCTCGGGAACTTCTCCAGCTTGCATCATTCGATACCACTAAAGGTCGATGGATGGGCAGTCTTGCTGAGAAGGCTGCTGGTGTCATGACGGCTCGGGAAGCCAAGGCGGAAGAGTTCAGGAAGCTTAACCGTGAGATCGATATTGCCAACCGCAGGCTCAACACCGCTCTGGCTCAACAACGTTTGGCGTACGCTACCAGTGACAGACAGGCCCAAGAGGCCGCAGATCTTGCTGTTGCTAATGCCAAGCTGGCGCTGCGTGAAAAGGTCATTGACTTTAGTCTGAAGGCGGAAGACACTGAATCCAGGCGGATAGCTGCAAACGCGGCTGACAAGGCTGCTGGACAACGCGGGGAAGCTCGACAAGAACTAACTGCTCGTGACCGCGCCAATCTACGAGATAAGGCCATTGATAATATTGCGAAAGACCAGCAAGTTCCAGTAGCGGTTGCTAGGGCGAGGGCTGAAGCGCAAAGACGTAATGTTGCATTTGATGAAAAAGCGTTCCGCGAACAACTTGTTGAACGCGAATATCAATCCCTGTTGGCAGCGGCGGAAGGTCGTACAGTAGCCCCCGTCACTACAAATGAGCGTGTGGTCGATTTCTCCAGCATCGGTACTAAGTAATATGCCTTACGCTATTCGCCTACCTGATGGGACGCTCGTCCGAAACATTCCAGACGATCTAGCCCCCGAAGAAGCGAAGCGGCGCATTGTTGCTGCGGGGCTAGTGGCTCCCCCCGCGCCCCCCGAGACCACGTTCCTCGGTCAAGTTGGTGAAGCATTCAAGGGTCTGGTCCCCGGTGCTGTTGGTCTGGTCGAGAGTGCTGCCATCGGTGCTTCAGCCCTCCTGCCGGAGGAGCAGGAACGTGCCGCTCGTGAAGCGATTGCCAAGGTAGCCGGTGCCGCCAAGGCGCCCTTCGCCCCGGCCCCAGGGTACGAAAACAGCATCATTCGCAAAGGCAGCGAAGCCGTAGGTTCCACGCTCCCCTTTTTGGCTGCAGGTCCCCTTGGGTGGGCGGGTCGTCTTGGCGCCATGGGTCTGGGTGTTGGGGCCGGCGCAGGCGAAGCGCGGACTCGGGCCGAGACCGCAGGGGCTACCGCTGAACAGCGTGGAACCGCCACCGCTCTGGGCACCATCCCTGGCGCCCTGGAGATCTTCGCGCCATTCAGGATCCTGTCTCGCATCCCCGAAGGGGAGGTGCTGGGTGCCGTGTCCCGGGTCAAGCGTGCGCTCGTTGCTGGTGGCGAAGAAGCCGCGCAGGAAGCAGCCTCTGGTCTTGCCCAGAACATGATCGCCCGGGGAGTGTACAAGCCTGATCAAGCGCTCATCGAGGGCCTCGGCGAACAGGCTGCGTATGGTGGCGCTACCGGTGCAATCATCCAGGGACTGATGGATCTTGCTTTGGGCCGTCGCGCCCGGGGTGCGGGTGCTGGAGCCGAGGGTGCTGCCCCCATCGACATCGCCAAGCAGGAGCAGGCCAAGAAGGAAGCAGAGCGTGCCGCCAAGGCTGCGGCTGCGGCCCCGCCGCCTGTACCTCCTACCCAAGCCATCATTGATGAGACGCTGAACAAGCCGGTCAGTCAGGCGTTCGCGCAACTCACGCAGGCTATCGAGGAACTGAAGCAGCAGCCAGCCTCCCCGCAGCGCAATGCGGCGATCAAGGAGCTTGAGGCTGAGCGTGGGCGCAGGGAGCGTGAGGACGCGGAACGTGTCCAGGCAGGGAAGAAGGCGGCTGAGGGGTTCCTCACGGCGGGCCAAGCTGCCACACAAACTGTGACACCTCGGGGAGAGTTCGACCCGACCCAGGCACGCCGCGATGAAATCGAGCGCCTGCGGATAGAGCGTGAGACCTTGCTGGTCAAGGGCAAGCCCCCCGCTGCGAAGAGCCCTGCGCGTCGCCGCTTCGATGAGCTTGACGCCCGCTTGGTGGAGATCGGTGGTGGACGCTGGACTCCTCCTGTGGAGCCCCCTGCAGCTACGGAACCCACAGCACCTACGGTGGAAGAACCGACAGTACGGGGTCCCGCGCCTTTGCCGGATGTGCTGGATAGCGTTACGGTTAGGACTATTGGTTTTACCAAGGGTGGCGTCCACGATGTGTTGGTTGGGAAAGCTATCACCGACCCCGAGATTCGTTCGGTACTGGAAGAATACAAGAATAAGCCCACGGCAAACGCAAAAACCGTAGCCAAGATTGATGCGTTTCTTGCTCGCCTTCCTGAACCCACACCGCCCGAAGCGGCTGCACCTGCTGAACCTACCACGCCCTACGGAAGCACCGAGTTCCCAGCCGTACCAACACCACCGGAGCCACCAAGTGCGACCAGTATTCCAACTAAGCCAGGGTCAACTGGAGCAGGCGTTTCAGTGGCTGGCGGATCCCCTGCCGTCAGCCCCGCCCAAGGAACTGGAGCCGTTGAGCCAGTACGAGTGGTTCCTCCTGTCGAGAATGCTGGACGCCCTGCTGCAGGAGAAGGACAGCAGCCTCCTGCAGTAAGCACGGTTAATACCCCTCAATCTGACGCCTTGATGGATGAAATCAGGGCGTTGGAGCAGCAGCGTATGGCACTGCTGACCAAAAATGGACGGGTCCCAGCCGAAAAAAGCCCTGCGCGTAAAAAATACGACGAACTGGTAGACGCGATAGCGCAGAAAAAAGAACAGTGGGCGCAGATGACTCGTCCGCAACGCGGGCCTGTGGAAGCTCCTGCTCCTGCTCCTGCTCCTGCTCCTGCTCCTGCTCCTGCTCCGGTCCCTGCTCCGGCTCCTGCGAAGCCTGCTCCTAACTACGCACAGTACAACCGACAACAGCTTGAGCAGCTTCTTGAAGAAGCATACAAGATCAATCTCGATCTTGACATCAAAGCTATTAGAAAATACGTTGGAGAAGACGCTGCCGCAGCTTATGCGGCTATGTCGCCGCGTAAACGCGATAAATGGTGGAGTGAGAACGCCACAGAAGATATGGACCGTGAAGGTTCAACTTCCAGTGAGTTTGATCCTGAAAGAATACGTGAGTTTATAGACGCGCAATTTGCTTATGATACGGAGTCCGCTAGGTATCTTGGCAGGTCTATTGCGCTTATTTCTAGAAAGGTAGACGAACCAGGCTTCGCAAATTCTCCAGAATTTGTAACCTTTCGAAATGCTCTTAAATACGCAAAAGAAAAAGGGTGGGATCTTGACGAAGTTCTTGCAGGAATGCGGGAACGAGCATTTGAATGGGCTAGAGATGACGCTCCCGAGCTGTTTAAGAGGCTGTTTACGTCGATAACAGGTGAGAGCGCTTCCACAAAACCTGCCCCTGCCCCTGCGCTTGCTCCTGCTCCCGCGCCTGCTGCGCCTGCTCCCGCGCCTGCTCCCGCGCCTGCTCCCGCGCCTGCTGCGCCTGCTCCCGCGCCTGCTCCCGCGCCTGCTGCCCCAGCGGTGAAGCTCTCCCCCAAAGAGCGTGCTGAGCTTGCTGATCAGATTGAGCAGATTGCTGACCGTATCCCACAAAAGGAATACGACGATTTCGTTGACAACCACCTGAACGATCTGGGGGACAAGGTCAAGCCTGGGGCTGAGCACATTCAAGCTGCGCTGGATCTGCTGAAGAAGTACGGCAAGGCCTCTGCGAAGCCTGCTGCTCCTGCGAAGCCTGCTGCTCCTGCGAAGCCTGCTGCTCCAGCAAAGCCGCCTGCTCCTGCGAAGCCGCCTGCTCCTGCGAAGCCGCCTGCGAAGCCGCCTGCGAAGCCGCCTGCGAAGCCCGCTGCTCCTGCGCCTGCACCACTGCCCGAGCCGCAGTTTAGGCAGACGCGGTTTGAAGTAGCGAGCCTACCTAACTCTAAAGAGATGGATGACGCCCTTCGAGGCAGATCATTTACGGAGGCTATCGACTACGCCATTTTGAACTCTCGTGATGATCTTGACCGCGCTGTAATGGTCAAGGTAAAGCGTCGCGCAGAAGAACTGGCGAACATGGGGGTCGAGTTTTCGTTCGAGTTGACGGCTCCTGGGAAAAAATTGATAGGGGCACGGGGGGTAGCGCGGACACATTTCGCTGGTGCTGGTAAGAACCTTAAAGCTGAAGTAACTATCAACGGTTACACCGGTTTCCTAGAGAACACTCTTAGACAAGAGACACTTGTTCACGAACTGATTCACGCTGTTACTGTTGCGCAGATCCGCTTTGCACCTCAAGGATCTGCAGCGATGAAGCTTAAGAAGCTACACGCAGAGCTTAGGCCGAAGTTCCTAGCACAACGCAATAGCGGCGCACTCGACAACCAGCAAAAGCAGCTAATTGGAAACGCTTTAGCGGATCCGTACGAACTTATCGCCTACGGACTAGTAAGCGCTGACGTCCAAAATTGGCTTGCAACTGTACCTAGCCCAACTGGGGGCACCTTCCTCAGCAGGTTCTTCGATCTGGTATCCCAGATCCTCAAGCTGAACAAGAAGGAAAGCTCTGCACTTGCAGAGTTGATGACGATCTCTGAAGGTGTGCTTGATGAGTCTCTTGCTCCGGTCGTAAAGGAAGCTAAAAAACAAGGCATGGGCTTTGTTACATCCCTACCTGAACGAACTGTTGAGGAGTCTGTAACCACTGCTGATCTTGTCACTCCTCAGACCGAAGCAGCAACTGCTGGTGTTGATGTCATCGGGAAGGAATCCAAGAAGAGCTTCGCAGACTTCCTCAGGAAGAACCCTGCACTGGCTGCGCGGATCAAGGCAACCGACTACCTCGCGGGCCTGGACGACATCTTCACCAAGGCTTACGCGGGCAAGGTGCGTGACGCTCTGGGCAATCTGAACCCAATGGTGCTGGTCTCCCGGGCACTGGACCATGGGCGCGTCAGCCTCGAAGCCATGCGGATCGGCGGGTTGAAGATCGAAGACGGGCTTGTCCAAGCTACTGAACTGACAGTGCCTAAGGACTCGAAAGAGTTCCCGCTGATCGCAGGCAAAACCGTCAGCTACCAGAAAGACGTTATTGACCGTCTGATAAAGGAAGCTAAAAAGGCTGACAAACCTTACGAGGAATACCGTACCCAGGTAGATACTGTGCTTTACGCACACCGGGAATACAACCTGCGTGAGCACAACCGCCGGATCGAAGCACAAGCCCTGGCTCTGGAAGCTGCTGGAAAACAGAAGCAGGCTGATCAGCTACGTAAAGATCAGATCATCAAATTATTCATCAAAGACAACGCTAAACTGGATGAGCTTGAAGCGGAGTTTCAACGGAACAAGGACATCCAAGAAATTGGACAAGTCATGGATGCCGTTCGCTTCAACCACCTCGATGTGCTGGTCCAGACTAACCGTTTGTCCCCAGAAAAAGCGCAGGAGTACAAAGACAACATCGGCTACATCCCGTTCAAGCGTATTGTTGAGTATGAAGCTAAGTTTGACGCTGCCAGAGGCGGTAACCGTGGCATCGCTGCGCTGAAGAACATCAGGGATATAGAAGGTAGCGACCGTCAGTCGCTGTCTGTCGTCGAGAACTTTGCGGATTTCATGGATTGGGCCACCCGCGAAGCGATGATGAACGACGCTTCATTGTCCGCGCTAAAGGACATGGATCTGCTGAAGCTCGCCAGGAAAGGGGCGAATAATGAGACTGGCGCTACCGGCGCGAACATAGATGTGTACGACAAGGGTGAGAAGGTAACGTACTACGTGCCTGATCCCGCACATGTAATTGCGTTTAACTTCCGCCCTACTGAACTGTCGTCAGTCTTCAAGGGTTGGCAGAAAGCGTCTAACATCCTGCGTGCGGGTGTTACTGCGATGCCGCCTTTCGCTATCAAGCAGATCTTTGATGACATTGTCCGTGCCTACACGTTCTCTGGGGTCAAGCACCCCATGCAGCTTACAGCACGTATTCTGACCAGCTTCCCTGCAAATTGGTATCGTGAAGCCTTCGGTAAGACGCAGAATGCTACTGTAAGGGAAATGGCAAAACTCGGCATCTTTGGCACGTTCGACTTTACCAAAGCGGGTAACATCCGCGATATTTTGCAAGAATCTGGTGCAGAGGGTAAGTCTATTGGCAGGGCGATCATGCGTGTCATGGAAGCCGGTGCTAAGGCTTCCGACGTTTCTGTACGCCAAGCTATCTATGAGCAGGTGCTGAAAGAGACTGGCGACCGAGCAGCGGCTGAGTCCCGCGCCCGAGAGATCATCAACTTCTCCAGGCGGGGTTCCTCTGACTTCATGAACAAGATGATCGCTATCGTGCCCTTCTTCAATGCGTATGCCCGGGGCATGGACAAACTGGCCGTAGCTGCTGCAGGGAAAGCGGTTGGGCAGTCCACCGGTCAGGCCAGGGCGATGTTCTACAAGCGCATGGGTGTCATGACTGCGATGGGTCTTGCCTACGCGCTCATGATGTCTGACGACGACGAATACAACGCGCTGCCAGACCACGTACGGGACACGAACTGGGTCTTGCCTTACGGCAAGGAGCTTGGGTTCACCCCGGGCATCCCGGTCCCTGCTGAACTCGCGTTCTTCTTCAAGGCGATCCCGGAGCGGGTGGTTCGCTACTACAAGCTCCAAGGTACAGACGAAGAGAAGGCGGCGATTGAAATTGTCGGCAACCTGCTGAAGCGCGGTGTGGATGTGTTCTCTTCTCCCAACGTGACGCCGCAGATACTGCGTCCGTTTGTCGAGAACATCTCAAACTACTCGTGGTTCCTCCAGCGTCCGCTTGAGTCGCAAGGCCAGCTTGCACTGGATCCTTTCCAACGCTTCGGTACTGGAACTTCTGAGTTCGCTAAAGTCAGCGCAGAAGCACTGGAAGAAGCGTACCAACAGACAGGCATTGAGCTACTGCGGATCTCTCCGATCAAGATTGAGAATGCCATTCGCGGGGTCCTGGGTACGACCGCAGGTGTAGCGCTGGCTATGACCGACGCGATCATCAACCCTACGCGTACCGACCGCCCCCTGCATCAGATGCTTGGTGCCCAACTCACAGGTGCATCTGCTGTGATGAAGGACGCTGTAGGTACGAAGTACATTGACTCGATCTATGATCTGGAAAAGGATGTGAACCGCGTCAACGCAACGTACAACCGGTTGCTGGAACGAGAGCCTGAGAAAGCAGATGAGTACCTGCGTAGCAATATTGGGCTGTTCTCGATCCGTCCTGCAGTGTCCAGCTTGATGAAGTCCATCAAGGGTCTCAACGATGAAGCGTCGTTGATTGACCGGACCAAAGAGATCAGCAAAGAAGAACGTCGGATGCTGATCAATCAGCTACGTGCTCAACAGAACGAGATTGCCCAACAAGGCGAAATGCTCCGTACTCAGGCACGTAGAACTCAGCAAGGTATGTGACCCTCAAAGAAAAACGCCCCCGGGGAGCAAGCTCACCCGGGGGCCAACTAGGAGGGAGATACCGGCCCAGCATGCGACCAGTGGGCGCACTATACCTCACGCCAGATGCGGATGCCAAGCATCCCCTGCTCGATGCGTTCAGCCCACGCGGTCTTCCACCCCAGCCCGCTGTAGCGCGTAGCCATCACGGACCCCATGGACCGTGCATCCAGGCAGGGCACGAAGAAGCTCTGCCCCGGCTCCATCCACTGCGGCAGGCGGTACTTGACGCCCCTGATAACGGCGATCTCAGGCAGTTGGTGCGGGAACCGCTGATTCGTCGAGGTCATCGAGGTTCAGCAAAGAGCGGGCTTTCGGGAACTCCAGCACATCAACCGCCCCCAGGTCGGTGCGCCAGCCTGCGCCCATGCGTTTCTTCGTGACGTTGACGACGCCGCCCGTCTCTTGCTTGAACATGGAGCCAATCTCCCGGGCGTTGATAAAGTTCGTCGCACACCACTTCGTGAACTCACGTTTATTGATAAACAGTGTGTCTGAATCAGGTTCGTATCTGATCATGAGTTCGCCTTGAGGCTCTACTCGTGGCACCTCAGGGATGCCATTGGTGCCAGAACGCTTGTTCACGATCAGGATGTTCCTGATGTTCTTGTTGACAAACGCCGACACCGTGCTAGACGCAGTGGTGCTGGTAGTCTTCAGTTCATCACGCAGTTCCCGGACCTTACCCACGAGCTTCTTTGCAATGCGGCCAATGTTGAACTTGGTCAGCCCCAGTTGGTTAGTGATCAGCCCTGCTGTGACCATACAGATAACGATGTTGAGCTTGTACCGTTCAGTCTGGGTCCAGCGCTCCATACTGTAGACCTTGTCCCGGGTAGCTTCCCAGGTGCGCTTCACCTCATCCAAGTGCGGGATTACGTAGCGCATGTAGATATCGCCAGCGTGCCCGTAATTGTCCAAGAGTTTGTTGAAGATCAACTGTGCGCCTAACACATCCTGAGGCAGGGGCGTCTTCAGATGGATATCCAGAACCCGTGCAAGTTCCCCCTGCGGGTCTGCCTTAATCGTCACCAGCCGGTCTTCAAAAGCGGCGTTGCTAGACATGATAGTGATCTGTTTCCAGCGGGTGTTGTTGACGCGTTCTGCGTTGGAGTTCGCCTGCATGCGATCCCGTGCTCGACCCTGCGTAGAGTTATAGAGCAGATCAGATAGCTCCATTGGCTCCACGTTAGTCATCTCATCGATGGCTACGACGATGCCGTTCATCATGCCCATCCGGTGTATCTTTGTCAGCTTAGTATCCTGTGCATCCTTCATCATGCTTACAGGGTCACCAAAGATGGAGTTGGCAACACGCAGGATCGTTGTCTTGCCGGTGCCAGACTTCTTCGAGTAGTAGTTCAGCACGCCACCGTTTTCCGGTGACAGGTGCATGAGCACGCTCCCAAAGCCAGCCAGCACACCGGCAGCGTGCAGGTCCATATCTGGGGTGTTGTACAGATCGACAGCGCTCTTCCATTCTTCAATGTTGCCTTTGGGTACGAACCAGTTGATGTAGTTCTCCAAGGGCTTCGACGTTGGGCTGTGGATCACGCCATTGCGGGTGTACTCACGGTTGCCAATGACGAAGGTGTTCTCCGCTGTCCAGCCAAATTTAACTCGCATGTTGTTAGCCTTCTCGGCTTTCTGTAGTTCTTCGATCATCTTGCTGAACAGCAACTGCAGGCCGCTCAGTTGGCGATCTTCAAACGCAATTACACCCTCACGATTTATACAGTCGCGGAATTTGTCTTTCGACGCAACCTCACTCTGCTGTATCGTGAACTCACGTACATCGTTGTGCGGAAGATGGTGCCTGACCCATAGCGTGTCACCGCCCCCACCTCCATCTCGCATCCGTTTATAGATGTAGATGTCATAGGGGTTGACCAGAACGGTCTTGTCTCCCTGCGGGTTGTACTGCCGCATGTAGACGCCACCGGTGGCGCCGCGCACAAACGGCGCTGGGTAGGGCGGGATGGTCTCTTCCCGGTTCTCGACCTTGACCGCCACCGGCTCGGTCGTTGTCTTGATCTCGGAACCAAGCTGGATCGGGGAGGTGATCTTGCCCAGGTGTGGGCACTTCTCGCACCGGGGGCCTTCATCGAGTCCTCGGAACGTCTCACAGGTGTACGGACCCTTGGTCAGCGCAGCCTTGGCTTCAGTCTCATCAGGGCTGTAGCTGGGGTGGTCCTTGGAGATTTCATGGATGGCCCAGTCCCTGTCTTCACAGTGCTGAGCAATCGACAGAACAGCCCGCCACAGCGGTTCAGGTAGCGTTTCCTGATTCCGAATGGCGTAATCGATCTGCGAACAGCCAAAGCCACCCACAGACTTCATCCAGATCGTCTGGAATTTGTTGGTCTTGTTGGGGTCAACGAAGAGCTTCTTTGTCTCTTCTATTGATCCTTTAGACAGCGCACGCGCCCTGGCAAACATGTCCGCTTCGGACACAGAGACGCCAATGATGTTGCGCAGCGTATTGAAGTCATGGTGCTTGACCGGTGTCAGCAGTGTGACCGTCGCACCATTCTTGGTGTTGATCGTGCCAGGGATTCGCAGTACCCGGACGTAGTCCGCCGTGCAGGCGCCGTCAACTACGAACCCCTCGGTCTTGCACCGGTCCTTGAGCGCATTGGCTACAGCATGCCATTCATGCAGAGCGACGCTATCATTGAAGAACCAGTGAACGTGGATACCGTTACCGGAGTCAATCAGTGTCGGCTTGGGCAGGCCGACAGTTGTGCAGAATGTTCGCAGGGCGGTGAGCCCTTCTGCTTTGTCTTTGTACGGTTTCTCCTCTCCGCAGTCTATGTCTATGTACAGTTCGCGCTTCGCTACGGCGTTCTCTGCGTTCGCTTTTTCTTGTGCTCCAAACCCTGCTGTGGCGTAGTAGAGATCAAGTCCTGTGCGGGATAGCTCTTCTGCTTGCTGCGCCATCTCCTCGAATGATGAAGAGAAGACGTTACGACGCCTATCTGTAGGTTTGTGGATTAGCCGTAGTGCATAGCGCGTGCCTTGTGGAAGGATGCTTCTGAAGAAGTCTAAGAAAGCCATGGGGGCACGGGAGTAGCCCAGGTGCGACACGCACCAGGGAAGCTGGCTGGATGGGGTTCACGCCGGGGGGAGGGTCGAACGATAGTACGCCAGCACCCGCTCACGCAAGTGTTTGGAGACGTCTCGTTTTCCCGAGAACCAGCGGTAGACCGCCGCCTTCGTGACGTTCAAGGCTTCTGCGACATCAGCTACCGGAACCTGCCGATAGATGCACAGACGCCCCAGTTGCACGCCAAGCAGGCTCTGGTCCGCGTCGGAGTTGAGCCGAACGATCTTTGCGGTGTAGGACATGGTGTAGGGTGGGGCGGTCCCGGCGCAACCCGGGACTATTGCAGGAGGGCAGGAGACCTCCAAGAGGAATCCCCATGCTCACGGCGCTTGCCGCCGCCCCAATTCTGATCAGTCGTCGGCGTCGTCACCCCACTGCGACAGGATGCTGCTCACATCCGGCACTGCAGGGGCGGGAGCCTTGGCTTCACGCACAGCGGGCTCTTCAACCGGTGCCGGGGCGGGTGCCGCCACGGGGGCCGGAGCGGGCTTGGTGGCCTTGAAAGCGCTCGGTGCAGGGGTGGGCTTGGGCGTGGGCTTCGGAGCCGCCACAGGAGCCGCAGGCGTGGCAGAGAACACAGGCATCGGAGCCGGTGCCGGAGCGGGCGCAGGGGCGGGCGTGCCGTCCTCAGGTGCACCGTCCATCTCACCCACGGTCATCGTCACAGCGTCGATGGCAGCGGGCTCGTCCTTGCGGCTGACCACTGCGTGGTACTCGGTTTCCTCCAACGGGCGCACCGCGCTGAACGTTACCTTGACACCCTCAGCCTCAGTGTCGAAGCGAAGCTCGGTGACCACCGAGTTGACCTCGATGCCGTGCCCGCCCAGGAAACGCGCGTACTGCTGCAGGCCCATCTTGCGCCCTTCGCCCTGACCGAAGATCGACTGCGGGGGGATGGTCATCGCGTAGATGTCACCGTCCATGTCGTTCTCCAGCAGCACGGCCAGACGACGTTGGAAGCGGCAAGCACGAGTGTCCGGACGATCACCAGAGCCCTTGATGTTCTGCGGGCACTTGTCACAAGCGCTGGCCTGCGGCGTTTTCACAGAAGCATGCGGGGCCTTGCCATCCTCGGACCAGCAGATCGGGCGAGCCTTCGTACCCTTGACGTACTTCTCGGCGTAGAAGGTGCGGGAGTTGGCGGGCGCAGCGCGAACCACGACGATGTTCATCGACCGGTTCTCGTTCTTGGCAACCTCTTGGCCACCGACGATGAGACGGAACACGCCACCCTCCAAGCTGATGCGCTTGGTGCTGGTGCCCATAAGCGACCGGGTCAGGTCGCTGAGTTCGCCGCGCTTCAGATGCGCGGGCAGTTGGCTTCCATTCTGGAACAGAGTCAGTTCAGACATTCAGGCTCTCCTAACAGTAACCGTGTACTTGGTTTCGACATTCATGCCCTTGGGCATCTTGTCTGGATTTGCTTTGAGGAACTCCCCCATAGCTTTCTGCGCAACGCGCCTCTCAAGTAGATCGAGTGCTTGGTTCTCCTTGACGAAGTTGTGCATAGACTCCCAATCGGAAGTCCAGTAAGAAGTTCTGACACCACGGATGATGGTGCCTGCGCCGGTCTTGATACTGTCTGCGCCGGCACGCTTGCAGACATCCAACAGTGTGTGTTCGATCAGGTCCATCTGATCTTTGATCTCTTTGTCCTTGGCCTCGTATTCGGTGGACAACGCAGCGCGGGCATCGCGCATCTTGATGTACGCCTTGACGAGCTTTTCAGTGGGCACTTGAGGTGCCTCGGTGCTGGGCTCCATGGGATCTCCTAGAGTTAAAGGGTGTGGACTTGATGGTGGTGGCTGGCGCTGATCTCCAGCTTCCCTGCGACGACAGGTAGAGGCTCCATCGTTTTCAATCTTGCGTACCACTAGGACTCAGCCGCAAGCAACGTCGCATCATTCTGCGAACTTCCCCGCGCATCAGCCTGCGCTCTCACCACCATCAAGTCCACGATTGCATTCTGTCCGAGAGTTTACGTGGCAACTTTGGGCGTGTCAAGCACCTCCTGTCGATAGAGGTCGAGCAGGGTGCTCATGTCCTCGGTCTTGGCGTCCAACGCATCGTAGAGCTTGCGCTCCACTTCTGTACCGCAGAGCCTGACCACAAGGCAGGGGTTCTTCTGCCCCGAGCGGTGCACCCGGGCATTGGCCTGATGGTAGGTCTCGTTCGATGTCACGGGCCCCCACCAGACCACGGTGTTGGCTGCGTGCAGGGTCACCCCGTGCGAAGCCGCCGCAGGCTGGATGAGCAGCACCCTCGGGTCAGGCTGAGTCTGGAAGTCCGCGAAGATCTTGTTGCGCTGCCCCACCGGCACGCTGCCGTCGATCACATCCACAGTGAGTTCATCCTTCTTGAGCCTTTCATGGAGCACTGTGATCGTGTGCCGGAAAGGGACGAACACCAGCACCTTGTGGGTGCTCTCTTCGATGGCTTCCAACAGCACGTTGTACCGGGTAGTGATGTCGAACTCAACAGAGTTGCCGTCGTCAGAGTACACCGCACCGCAGGAGACTTGAAGCAGCTTGTTGAGGTTGGTAGCTGCATTGACCGATGTGACAGTCTCACCACCCGCCGCCATGATGAACTGCTCCTTCAACATCTTGTAGTACTTGGACTGCTGAGGAGTCAGCGGTACGTTACGCGTTGTGTACAGGAGTTCAGGCAGATCCAGGCAGTCGTCTTTGGTGAACCTGATAGCAGGCTGCAAGACTTGGTTCACCACCTCCTGGGCGTTCGACTTTGCCTTCCACTTGAACTGCGTGATCTTGTTCATCACACGATCACGGAACGAGTAGAAGTAGCTGGGCACTGACTTCGGGTCCATCATCTTGGCAAGACCGTAGGCATCGGTCGGTGCTTGCGATGCAGGAGTACCTGTTGCCATCCACAACCATGTGTCAGGGGTGATCAGTTGATTGATCGCCTTCCACCGCTTGGTCGTCGCAGTCTTCACAGCGTTTGCTTCGTCAATGATGATGAGGTCAAAGCCACCCGCCTTGAGTTCTTCAAGGACAGTCTCAACACCATCAAAGTTGATCACCACAAACTCAGCGTCTGACGCGATGATCTTGGCACGCTTCTTGCGGTCACCATAGGCAACGTCCACCCTGCGGTGCATCAGCGTCTTGAACAAGTCGGCCTGCCACGCTGGCACCATGATGGACAGTGGGCAGATGACCAGCACCCTGCGGATGAACTTGCGTGTCAGCAGGTAGTCCGCTGCCCAGGCAAACGAAGCGGTCTTGCCCGTGCCCGGGTCGTTGAAGCAGAACGCACGCTTGTGCAGCGTCATGAACGCTGCCGTCGTCTTCTGGTGGTTGAACGGCTTGAAGATCCCAGGCCACTTGTAGCGGCCCAGGATAGGTGACGGTACGTTCTTGACCCCCAGGTTGCGCAGTACGCGGGCTTCATCCAGGCCCCACCAGACTAGGACATCAGCACCTTGTGGGTGCTGTGCTACCACCTGTGCTTTCGGCACAGTGTTTAGAACCCGCTCCGGGTTGCGTAGCCGGAGCAAGAGCGCTTTGTTGTTGATTATCTGCATTCTTAGCTTCCCAACGCAAAATAGCTTCTGACACAAACCGGTCCCAGTCTCGCTTTGTGACGCTCTCTTTTACTACGTCTAAGATGAGATGTCCTAACCCGGGCCGATCTTTTCTTGGCTGCAGGATATGTATCTGCGTGCTTAGTTCTTTGTGTTCTGCACCGAGCACCTTTCTTTGCTCTTTGGTAAGGGGCTCGTTAGTCAGCCTGTCTTGGATGTGCCTAATCTTGGCCCTTAGACATTCAACTTGGTCAGGTATTGAAAGGGTCTCTGGAGACCCCCAGCCCAACAGATTTACGCCACGTACGGAGGGTCGAGTTGAGAATGAACCCTCGCGCTTGTAAAACTGTTGTTTCTCAGCGGTGGTTTTGTACATACGTACCTCACTTCAACACGAACTTGTTGTCTTCCGCCATACGCAGCAGGCGCAGTGCCTGAGTCTTAGCATCATCAATCGCAACATGTCCGGTGCCTACGCGCTCGATCTTGGTCTTCAAGAACATGGAGGCAATCGTTCGATAGCACCGGTCGTTCCAGAAGTGCCACGGCACATCATGCTTCACAGCACGGTACGCAGCGGCCACTAGTGCGTTGTCAAAGTTGGCACCGTTACCCCAGACCACCGCAAAATCCAGCGGGGGCATCCACATGGTGAGCTTGGTCAAGGCGACTTCGAGGCTGAACTCCCCTTTGAACGCTGCCTTGCGAGCTTCCTCTGACTGCTTGCTCCACCATTCCAGAGTGCTTTTCTGCGCACGCAGGCCCGCCGCTTTGCAGGACTCCGGATCGATGGTCACGTAGAACTCTTCGCCCAGACCTTTGTCTTGGCTAAATTTCACAGCACCGATGCTGAGGATGATGTCCCCCGGGCGGGTGCCCAGAGTCTCGATGTCTATCATCACATGTTTTACTTCCATTCTCCGCTCCAAAAAGAGATCTAGCCCAAGGGACAAAGTCCGTTGAGCTAGTTGTTGCCCCGATCCCCGGGGCTGGGTTTACTTGCCCGAGTTCGGGCCTTTAAAATTCCGTGCGCTGTTCGCGCTGAACGACTTGAGCCGCACGTTTCCGGGCTTGCTCTTACCGCCGTCCTTGATGGGGGTCAGATGGTCAAGGGCTTTGCCCTTGCGTGAATCCTTCCCATTCTCTTTATCCCACGCTCTTCGAGCACGCTGTCGTTCAGACTGCTTGGCCCTGCCGCCGTTGGCAAGAAAGTCAGCGTACTCTTTCTTGTGGTCCCGGTCCTTCATGTCCTTGTAGGGCATGTCAGCCTCCATTCGCCCCGTTGTGAGGGCAGGTAGTTACAACACAGTGCCTTCGGCACAGCCCCGAGGGGTTAGGGTTCCACACCCCCAGATTGTGCGCGACTTCCAGGCGTCGTACATCTTCCATCCACTGCCGCCAGTAGATCTTTTCCTGCGCCACCTCGTAGTCAGCAGGCTTGAAGTTGTTGGCAACGACGAACAGCAGTCCTGCCTTCACCTTGCGGATGAACGGAAAGTGCTTGAAGATCATCAACGCCATCAACTCAAGCTGCGACGTATCAGCGTACTTCGTGGACTTGCTGGTCTTGTAGTCCACCATCCTAGCAGTGCTCTTCTCTTCGTTGATGATGAGAAGGTCAGCGATACCACGGCACCACACCGTGCTGTCCCTGAACCCGCAAGGCGTGAGTTCTTTCGTCAGCCCCATCTCGTACTCGCAGTACTTCGTCCCAGGCAGCGAACGAAGAGCGCTCAGATGTGGTTTGGTGAAGCTGAACTCCGGTGGTAGCTCCGTCCCATCCCGCATGAAGTTCTCGGCAGCAGTGTGGAAATTCTTGCCGTACAGAGTAGCTTCAGTATGCTCGGGCTCCTTGAAGTTTCTTGCGACCTTGATCTCAAAAAACTTTTTTGGACAAGTCTTGAATGACTTGAGGGACGAGTAGGACCAGGGTCCAGGCAGTGTCATGACGAACGCGGACGGGCCGAGGGCCCGTTCTCCATGATGGCTAGTACACCCTGAAGGATACGCACTTCCACGCCGAGATGCAAGGCCGCTTCGCTTGCTTCAGCGTACCGGCACTCCAGGCACAGATCATGGACCTGCTTGGTGATGCGCTCGATGGTGATGAGCGGCATCGCGTAATCATTGAGGTTCTCGTTCATGCTTCCCCGTAGTTCCGGCCCACGCCGGATTCACAGTTGATCGGACATCCTTTGGCCCAGTCGGGCACCCAGCGCATGCACTCCTCGACGTAAGCCCGAGCAGGCTCGACCTCTTCCTCTGGAGCCAGGGCGACGACGCTGTCATGCACGGTGAGCTTGGTGGGTAGTTTACGTGCGATACGCAACATCTGGTACATCACGATGATTCGGGCCAGTGCTTGGCATACGTTCTCCACCAACTTACCACCATAGATGTCCACCAGACCTGTGTCGTCTTTGTAGCGCCAACGGCTACGGCCCCCTTCAAAGTTGCGGTGTAGCTGTGGGTAGCTGATGTACAGACCGCTGGGTAGGCGAACACCGTACTTCCCTTCAATCCGCACCACACCTTCCCGCCCAAACCACATGCTTTCATTGTCGTACATCGCTTGGATGGCGCGTTCACCATCACTCCACAGCTTCACGATCTTGGGTACGCTATTACGGTACGTGTGAATGATGCGTTCGCATTCGCCTGCTGGCATGTCCACCGAAGGCTTCGCGGCTTTGAGCGTGACCTGCAGCTTCCCCGCTCCGGTCTGATATCCGCACCCCAGCACCACGGTCTTACCGAGAAAGCGTTCCTTGGTATCTGCCTTGGTGATTGGCCTTCCGAAGATGGTGCTTGCCAGCTTGCAGTACACATCGACACCGTTGGCAAAGTCCTGCACAAGGTCATCCTGCCCAGCCCACCACGCCAGCATGCGGGCCTCGATGTTCGATGAGTCGCAGTTGATCAGCACCCACCCAGGCGGCGCCTCGATGCACTCCTTGAGCCCGACGTTGCCCCGCGAGGGCAGGTTCTGCAGGTTGATCCCGTCCCCGCCCGACGAGCGCTTCGTCCGGGCATAGGCGTACTTCAGCGGCACAGGGAACCGTGGGTCGCGGTTGGCGATGTTGATGAACCGCTGCGTGCGGGTCTCCTCCAGGGTGCTCTTCACCCCCAGGCGGGCAGCGGCCAGGGCCTGCACGGTCGGGCTCTCGTGCTCCAGCAAGTCCTTCATGCCCGGGTCGGTCTTGGCGAAGGCGAAGGTCTGTCTGCCCGTGGTCGGGCTCACCTTCATTGGTGGTGGTACACCAAGTTCTTCAAGCAAGGCGGCGAACTTCTGGTTGGACATAAGCTCGGCTTTGTCCACCGTTACCCGCCGCATCAGCGCAGCTTTCTGCTCCAGTACCTCCTCCAAATGCGCTTCGAGTTTGGGCAAGTTGAGCCGCAGCATGGGCTCCGTGAACATGCGGATGTGCAAGTCGATGAGCTTGAGTTCCTGTATAGGGAACAGCCCACGGTTGTCGCCCTCGCTTGGGTCGTACCATCCGTTGGACATGAGGTTCCACAACTCGTAGCACAGTTCAACGTCATGCAGGCAGTAGGCAGCGTACTGCTCGAACTCTTCTGGGGAGATGTCTTTGCGACGCCGGCCCATCATGTTCTGCACAAACGTGCCCTTGTCCTCCAACCCGTAACGCTTTGCCAGGGAAGCCAGGGAGTTGTTCCTGGCCCCGAACATGGCACGCCCCATGGACAGGGTGTCTAGCCACGCCGCAGGGTTCACACCGAAACGCCACGCCAGGATGGCACCGTCGAACAGGGTGTTGTGGCACAAGACCGCGTAGCGGCCCCACTCTATGTCGTCGAACCGGTGCTTGATCTCAAGGTGCGTGCCGTCGATGACCTCCGTGCGCCCATCCGGCCAGCGCATGCCGACCATGATGATCTCGAAGTGGGGGTTGCGTATGTACTCTTCTGTCGTCAGTTTGCTTAGACTGTACTGCTTATCATAGTAAGTTTCGAAGTCAAGCGTCAGGACTTCCATTATCTCCGCTCCAAGAACCACTGCTCCAGTAGTTCGATTGTATCCTCTCTGACCACCATCGTACTGCCCCCGGCTTTGTTGATCTCAGCCATCTCACGTTCTTGTAGTGCAGTAGGTTTGTTGAACCCTGCCTTGCACTCAACGCCCAAGAACATGCCCTTGAAGCACCCGATGATGTCAGGGATTCCGGCACGCCCGTAGCCGTTCTGTGCTGGAAAGAAGTAGTAAGCCTTGTACTTCTTGATGATCTCGACGCACTTGGCCTTGACCTTGGACTCCGGTGTGCTCACTTAGCCCCCTTGGTGCGTGCGTCCCAGGTTGCCCGCTGGGCCCGGAGTACCGCATCGGCATCGGTCTCTGGTGCAGCCGTACCTGTCTCCACCTCGATCAGCTTCTCGATGTAGTGCTTGGCCTTGCGGAGGTCTTCTACGCCACCTTTCTGCCGCCAACGTGAGACGTATTTGACGACGTTTCCTGTAAGAAACCCGCAAAAAGCTTCGTGGCTAAGCCAGGATTGCAACGCGTCCCATGGTTGCACTTCTTTACCTTGGTAATGCGTTCCACCGACTTGGTAGTCATTTGCACTCATGCCGCGCTCCTTTCTTTTGCTCGAAGTTGCTGTATTTGCCAAACCATCTGCACGCCCAACACATCTGCAGAATAGTGCAAATTTTCTTTTCTAGACATCCAGCACAAGTTGTTAGCCGTATTATCCAGACGGTCCCCGTTTATGTGGTTGACGTCTTCTTTACCTTCAAGAGGCAAACCATTAAAAGCCGTACACACTAGGCGGTGTACCTCATACGTTTTTGGCTTGTTGTCTCTGTGCAGGCTGACATGCAGGTACTTATTTGAACCAACCGCCGGTGCCAGGAGCTTGCCACCATACGCGCGTTTTTGTACTCTGGTCGGGTTTTTAGGATGCGGGCGTTCTAAAAAGCGAACAACGCTTCTTATTTGTCCGAGGCTACTTGCTTCGTATAGGGACTCCCATCCCGGTATTGCTCGCCATTCTTCGGTCTGAATAGCCTTGTTCTTGTAGTGTCCGGGACCGATGTTGTTTGCGCTCATGTGTTTCTCCAGTTGACGTTATGTTGTTCGGGTTTGATTTTGCGATCCTTTAGCCGGTGCCGTGATTGCGTCTTCGTGGGCATAGTCATGCCGAGTTCAGCGGTCTCGCAGGAAACGTAGGTCTTGAAGCACAGCGCACACATGCGCCTGCGCCAGACTTTGCCATCAGCAGGCCTGCTTTCCAGCACTTGGCTCTTGCCGTCACGGGTGCAGTGGGGGCATTTCATTCTTTCAAGATCTCCTCACCAAGTTGCCCCGTTGCCCACTCCATTTCCGCGAACAGATGGTCCGGAATCACGACCTTGTTCGCCAGTATCAGCGACTCCAAGGTGCTGAGCAGGATGAGGATGTTGAGGTATTGTTCGCGGGTCATTTCATGTTCCTCCCAATCTCTGCTGCAGCACGGACGATGGCGCGACGGGTGGCGGCGATGGGGTCTTGGTTTTTGTACTCCTCATACTCGCAGTGCTCCCACGGCTCAAAACAAGTTGCTTGAACGCAGTGTTTTTGTACCTCAAGACCAAAGTAATCTCTGATGCCTATAGATACCATCAGCCGCAGCGCATCGCCGTCGTCGGCGATGGGGTTCCACGCATTTCCAGTTGCGGGGCACCAAAACAAACCGCCTCCCGACTCAATCCCCGCCGCCTTGGCAGCAAACTCCAGCATTTCTCTGTCGGTCATGTGTTCCCCCTTGCGCGGATGGCAGCAGCTATGCGCTGCGCTATACCCTCGATGCTGGCCTCGGCATCGGCAATTTGGGCGCATTCCTCGCGCTCGGCAGCGGCGACGAGGGCGGCGAAGCGTTCAATGGCATCTGGCACTGGGTACAGCACAGGCTTGTCGCTGGTGATTTCGACCGGCGGCATCCCCGCCTCCCGCGCCATGCGGATGATGTCGTCGCGTGTCATTTCCCCTCCTCCACCGGCTCGGCCATGCACTTCGTGCATAGATATGGGGACGGAGGGAAGCTGCGGTCGAAACCGTTGTCGGCAGGGCCGTTGCATTGGGGGCAGCGGGATAGATCAGGCTCGGTTGCGTAGCATTCCTTACACGCCCCATCTTCTACGCCGTGTAGACAGTCGCTATCCTGCTGCGCTTCCATCAGTTCACCAGCGCGGATACTCGCGCCGACGTCCACTGGGCCAAACGTATCCAGTTGATGGATTACGCAGCCGTCCCATTGCGCGGCAATACGTTCGCGCTCTGCGACCTGCACCGGCTCGGCCTGCTGCGCCAGGGCGGCGTCGCCAAACACCAAAGGTCTCCGTCCAGTGGCAATCGCGTCCTCGGCGATGAACGTGCGGGCTTCGTTAAGTTCGACTGAGCCGTCGTGGTGCTGCTTCCACCACGCCACCGGCTCCACCGGCTCCACCGGCTCGGCCTGCTGCGCCAGGGCGGTCTCTAGGATGCTGATTGCGCCCTCCACTCGCATCTCGCCAGCGTTGTTCTTCAGCGCCTCCAGCGCCTGCTCGACGGTGGCGCGGGGTAAGGTGATGGTAGTCATTCCTTCACCTCCTCATACGTGGCGGCGAAAATGTCGGGCTTGCATGGGTAGTGCTCACCTTTGATGCCGGTGATGATCCAGTCACCGGGGGTGACGATGTGATTGCCTTCCAACGTCTTGATGTACCCCACAGGTCTGGCGCTGTCGTGCTTTGCGTAGACCTCCGGATGATCACCGTTCTTGAACCACTGCGTGGCCTCGATGACCACGGGCTTCTTTCTGAATTTCATGATGTCCCTTTCCTCGTGCAGGCCGCACATCTCCAGATCCCACGCCGCAGACTGCTGCCCAGGTGGTCGCGGAAGTCCTTGTTGCAGTCAAAGCAGCGGCGTAGGAAGGCTCGGGGGTTTATGGTCATTTCTCCACCCTCTCGATCTCAACGCGCAGCGCGGCCATGACGTCTTTGGCTTGCTCGACCAGCGCCCATAGCACCGCATCAGACTGCAGGCAAGCACGGATCGCAGCGTTCTCGTCGCCAGGGCCTTTGTCGCCACTGTCCACCCATTCGATGTCGTGCAAGGCTTTGGCAACTTTGGCGAGATGCACTTTAAATGCCAGACGTTCCGGCGTGTGAGTAGCAAACGTCGCGTCGTACTCCAGCTTGGAGTACAGGTAGTTCATGCTGCCGCCGCTCATAGCGCCCTCCCAATAATCACGCCAACGACAAACCAAATCGTGAGGGATGCAAGAATAATAATTGCAGCGAGAGTGATGACCTTCCTCATTTCCCCACCCCCACAGGTGCGAACACCAACACGATCAGGATGATGGCGACGATGATGCCCACAATCTTCGGCCACCACGGTTCCGGCTGTTCTTGATACCAAGGCTTCTCGCCAACTTCGTCCGGGTCAACGCACGGCTCTACCGGCACCCATTCTTGCCCGCAATAAACGCACTTGTATCCTCCAGAGAGGTAAGGGCGCCATTCATGTTGGCCAGTCGTTGACGGCAGGCAGCTATCAAGATTCTTGTCCATGTAATCTCCTTGTGATGTCGATTTGTTGCTGCTTGGCACGATATGCCGCACTGCGTGCGACGGATGGCACACGGGGCATGCGCTTGGCGTCTTTCCCCGGGCCGAGCTTGTATATCTTTAGGGTGAATCGGCCACGCGTATCGCAGCCCCAGGATGCAATATGCGCAGCACCCGCACGGTGTAGCTCCCTGGCGTACTCCAGTACCGTGACGTAGTGCAGCCCGGTCAGTTCTGCTAACTCGTAGCACGAGTGCTCGCCTTCGATCATGTACTTGATGAGTTGTGCGTAGGTCAGGGCGCCTACCTTGATCATCTTGCGGCGTGGTGCGGTCATTCTTTCCTCGCTTTCAGCATGGCGTCGGCCATCTGATACGCAAACCCCGCCACCT